AGAGACATCATGTCCGGCCCACCTTCCATTGGCTGATCCATGCCCTGTCCCGGAGCACCCTGCTCCTGCATGGTCATCTGGACGGAGAGCGGAATCTCTAATTTATGTTTATCTATGTTGAGCGCACTCATGATTTCACCGAGGGTCTTTCCGAGATCGTACTTCTTCATGTACTCTTCCATTAGCTGAGGAGAGGCCGAGATTGTCTGAAGGAGTGTGGTGAGTTTTTGAAATTCCTGCGCCTTCGCCAGCGTCAGGGTGATGCCGTAGACCTTAAAGCGCACCCCATTCACTGTGTTTGCGAAGACTTCCTCGGGGGCGAGCTGCGAGAGTTCTTCTCCGCGCTGCCGGCCGAAGAGCGAGACGAAAACCTCTTTGTCGATGAGGTCCCAGTTCTGCGCGACGGTCTCCCAGGTAAGCTCAAGCTCCTTCGTACTCTGCCTGCCTTCGTAATTCTTAGCCATTCCCTGAAACACGGAGGTGATGGCCTGACTCTGCTCAACGATGGCGGTTGCCTTCTGCTCACGGAAGGGAGTGACGCCTGCGCGAAGGTCTGAGGTCAGGGCACTCGCATTAAATTCCTGCTGCTGAAGATTGAAGACATTAAAGGCTTCGCCAGGAATCTGCACCGTAGTGAGGGGTTCCATGACCTTACCCCCAGGTGGGCACATCGCATTCACGACGAGTGCCTGACCGGGTGCAATTCCGTCACTCACCTGCGCAGGATTATCCAGCCAGTCCTTCCTGATCTGATGATTCGCATTTACTTCCTTCATCGCGGCATCAACCATGAGGTTATACATTTCGATGAGGGCGCGATTGTGCATCGTGGGAGCATCCATCGGAGCCTTATGCCACACACTGTTTGCTACTTCCATGAGCGGAGAGACAGTGTAGGGGGACTTTTGATGCCAGAGTGGATTTGGTCGAGGCTTAAGCACTAAATGAGTGTCGTTTACTACGACGGCCTGGACATTTTCGTAGCAAATTTCACCCGAAGTGGGGTGGAGGATCGTCCCCCAGAATTCCGTCACCTTAGGCTTTGGACGATGTGAGGGGGACGTCGTGTTCTGTCCGACCTCGCGAGCCCGTCCGTCATTCTCCTCCGCGTCCGTCATGTCTGCGCGCGAGAGCCCCTCAATCATGCTCTTGTCGTAGTCCTCGTCACTCTCTGCGAGTGCTTGGAGTTCGAAGAAGTCCGGCCAGGAATCCTCTATCTCATAGAGCTTCTTCCCCTCAGGGTCCGGATAGTAATTCTCCGCCCTCACGATGGTGAAAAGGATTTCCCAGGTCTTATCGTCAATCTTCTCGAGCCATCGCTTAAGTCCCTTGCCACGACCTTTCTTGCGCGCGACGAACTTAGGCTTTGGGACCATCTTTCCCGTCGTCTTAGAGATTACGAGCGAAGCAAGCATTGCACTCTCGATGGAGTTTCCGACGTGAGAGAAGTAATTCGCCCTCTCGAGCATGTAATTTGAGAGCTTCGTAATCTCCCAAGGTTTAATGACCATGCCCTGCTCGCCGTCTGCGTAGCAGCTCTCCGCTTTCCACCATTCCGTGAGATCCGCAAGGGCCTGCTGGAAGAAGCTTTTGTTTTGCTCCACGGCCATACTTTGCTTGGAGAGTATCTCGGTCGACTGCCCTTCCCGCTTGTGGCTAAAGTCATGCCTAAGGTGGAACATGTTGTAGTTGTCGCGGTTGAGGTCCATGCGGGTGCGCTTAGCGTCCTCCGCCTCATCTCGACAGGAGATAATCCATTCGACAACTTGTTTATCTGTTAGCTCTGCCATGAGCACTCACTTTCTGGAACCCATACGAATTCGTGGGTATTTCGAGTTTATAGTTACTTCCAATGTAAGCCTTAAGGCCACCGCACATATACTGTAGGGCATCGTTCGGATGCGAATGAATGTCCTTAACTGGTTTCATCTTCTCTGGCTCCGCATCGGCGACCGAATCTGGGTACCTGAAGCCACCTTTGAGTCCCGCGACGAGAGTTGGGCAGTCCCGCTCGTAGACCTGAAACTTCGGCTGACCTTTCGCTATACCAGTGAGGTATTCAACGACCGCCTCGACGCGCTTCTTCCAGGTCATTGGACCTGGGCGAATCTGCTTAAAGTTATGTTTCATCATGACGGAGAGGTAAGTCTCCTCGGTGATCTCGTTCTTTTTGAATCCTGCGGGATCAAAGAAGGAGATCGTTTGTTTCTCTATGTCCGTCACCTGCGGGAAGTGTGTCGTAATCTCACTGACTACGTGAGGGACGAAACGTGTTGCACCCATACCCTGACCGACAATCTCCCTGAGAATGACGAGGGTTTCGCTTTGGATCTGCCCAAGGACGGCTGCGGGTGTGAGGCCGGAGCTGTCCCATCCGACGAGGAGCGGAAGTCCGAGCCAGAACTCAGGTTTAGTCTGTACGATGTGGAGCGTGGGATTGAAATCTTCATAAACGGGGCGACCCTCATAGGTCATCCAGCTCTTCTCGTACTCCATTTCGAACTTACGAATAGGGAGAGAGCGCTTGAGACTTTCGCGAAATTCCGTACCGCGTTTCTCTGGATTCGCCGTGTAGTGAAGGTCGATGACGAGGAAATCATTGCGCGGATTTCGCCAGACCGTCACACCTTCCATGGGTGATTGAGTCCGCGTGGGGGGAAGTTCGGCGAAACGAATGTCCACCGCATCGAGTTTGTCGAAGACGATCTTCTTGAAGAAACCGCCATCGTCGATTGCGCGAGAGCTAACTTTGATGAAACGACCGCCGCCTCTGATCGTCGGCTCCGCTGCGGCATAAGTGTCTTCGCTCTCTTCCTGAAATGCACACTCATCCTCGAAAATTCCGCTGAATCCATACTGCCTCAATTGATTTCCACCCTGAGGGTAGCCCTGCACCTTTGAGTGCGTCTCTTCGAACTCAATCGTCGGAGGAGAGGTTTGCATTCCGCCACGCTTCATTTGCGGAATGAGCGCCGGATCGATCATATCCTTTGGAATATGTTTGATCATGAACTCACAACGCTGAATGAGTTCCTTCGCAGCTTCTTCCTTACGTGAGGTTACTGCCCAGACTCGACCCTTATGAAAGATAATATCGTGAACGATAAGTGCGAGACAGGTCCATGAGACGGTCATACGACGAGACTTAGGAATTGCTATTTTCTTGTTACGTTCCCACTGTCGAACTATGAATTTGGCGTAATTGAGGTGCACGGGATAGCGTTTAATCGGCATGGCTGAGTCGACTTCGTCTTTTGTATAGATGCAGTGCTCGAGAAAAAGCCACGGATCGAGCATAAATTGCTCATAACGATCAAGAGCGTTCGTGCTCAATTCGGTCAATGGTCCGTCCTTGGATGTGTGTTACACGTGCTTAATGTAGTGAGAGCTTAAGGATGTAGTGTAGTTCTTGCAAACGCAAGGACTGAATTAGCCCTTGTTTACCTTGTGGAAGGGTGTTTCCCAGCTATCGAGCAGGTCGTTTGGATCGTATTTAGCTGAGGTGACGTCTTTCTGCACTGCATCCTCGACCTGCCGGGCCTCGACCTCAATGGAAGAGTTGAGTTGCCTGGGTACGTTGTGCCGCGCAGCCAGTTGATCCATGAAGGCAGCAAGAGTTGCACCTCCGATGTCTGTTTTCTGCGTAGCTTTCCCCGCGACCATTTCGATCACCCATTTGCTGGCTTCTATTTTAGCTTCTGGTTTCACGTAATTCGTATCATCTGCGAGTACCGCATAGATGTTGTTTAGTGCCATGTCTGTCATGCTCTTAAGACGTTCTTGAACTGTGCTCTCATAGATCTTGTCCTGCAGACGATGTATCTCATCTATGATGGGTTTTTTCTGCAACAGCTGTGAAACATACCCTTGGGTAATCTTCAGTTCTTTAGCTATTTCTGTCTGGTTCACGCCAGCTACAACAAGTTGACAGAGTTTACGATGACGGGGCGAGAGGAAACCATGGGCGAGAGTTCGATGATCACGTAGTTCATCATGTTCTGCGTTAGGAGTAAGTATCACTTCAGGGGTGTCTTCCTCGTTCGTCATGTGTCAAGTGTAACCCGGTCCTGCGTCTTACTTCAAGCCGAGAAACTTTACCACAGTGAGTGCGCGGGAGTCGCCCCAGATGTCATCCGTAGTGAGTGTTGGCTCGAGAGTGCCTGTGTACTCGGTTCCAGCTGCTCCGTACTGGTAATTTACTTGCGTCTTATTCTCGGGCGGAAGAGTTAGGGTTCCGTTGATGGTAACGCCGTCAATAATCTCAGAGACACCTGATCTTATGTTCCCTGCACCGGCACCAGAAGACCCGGAACGCTCGTTTAGGAACACGCCCGGAGTTTGATATTGTTTTCCGCTATCGGTGAGCACCTTCATGTCGACGTAAACTGTTGCGGAGGCTTTAGCTAGCTTTACGACAGTAGAGATAAGACCCACTTCTGCCGGCGTAAAGGAGCCGGAAACTAATTTTTGTTTAACCGCTGCACCGAAGCCACCAGTACCAGTCCAGCTTGCAGTCGAGGTCGTTTGATTTGCTCCCGCCGTGAGTATATCGGCGGCTCTGTCCGCAATGTTCGTCACTCCCAAGGGAAAGCCGCTTGAAGTCTTTGCCGTAGTCTCCTGCCAAAGTTCATCGTCCTTGAATGTCGTTCCGTCATTAATAACTTCAACCGTTGTGGTCATGGCGGATAGGGTGGAGTTGAAGAACAAAATCGGGGGGCAGGTTAATGGTGTTGTAAAGGAGGCATTGGCTGTCGAAACCAGAACCCATGCAAAGGAATTCGTGCCGTCCGAGTTGGCTGAGTAGATTGAATTTTGCGCCGTTACTGAGCCCGCCCAGTCGGTTTTTGAGTAGTAGTAGTGTGTGTCGCCGGAATGACAGTCTATTAATTCGCAAACGTAGCTGGGTAGCCCTGGGGAAGTCCCCGTGACTGGCGTAAACCCCGAACGAAGTTTACAGCTAATGAACTTTATATTGCCCGCACCGTAAGCTGCGCCACCTGATTGATTGAATAGGTTCGTCCATGCAAGGCCTGAGAAATCGCAGTTAGTAACTTCGGCATTAAAGATTGAACCGGAGGCAGGGTTAAAAATCGTTGTGGGCGCTGTCCCCGTTAAGGTGCAGTTGTTTATCTTTATACGACCGGCACCGAGAAAAATGCTCTTCACGGCTCCGTGCGAAAAGGTGCAATTATTGGCCTCAACGTACATGCTAATGCCGTTTGTCGCAGACAGGAGACTGAGGTTGATTAATGCAGTAGTGCTTGCACTCGGTACGGAGAGGGTACAGGCGTCGAATATTATTCCTGACCCTGTAGCTATTGTTGCGCTAATTACATTTATGTCACATGCAGCATTATTGTTTGTTCCGCTGACGAAGCTGAGACCGTTGAAATATGCATAGCCTGTCGCGAAGGTCAGGGCGGCATTTGCGGCCCCGACATTGACAGTACCGCCCTGAGTTAGTGCTCCCGTCCCGCTCCCGTTAAAGAGGACGGAGAGGACTTTAAGACCATACGTTGTCGGAAGGGTATAACTAATGGCTGCACCTGCAGTCTCAGTGTGTGTCGAGGAGACCTTTATCGTATCCGCAGACGTTGCCGCAGTAATCGCTACTCCAAGCGTTGTCGCAGCCTTCGCTTCCGTATCGTAAGGTGCCGTGCCAGATCCTGCATTTGAGACGAAGATTGTTGCCATTAGGAGTAACTCAATCCTGCATAGTTATCCAATATGTTATCGAAGAGCGTATTGCCGTCAGCAAAGAGAATGGAGAGGGTGCCACCTGAGTCCGTCATCTTCTGCACCTGCCAAATGGCGGATGAGGTTGCACTCCCGACCTTCGCCTTACCTATATAAGTGACCGTGGCACTCGCCGTAATCACTCTCGTCGTAAACGGAGCGACCTCAGAGTAGGTCGCAAAGCCTCCAGTGGGGGAAACTTTCGCCTCACGATACTCCGCATCCGTCGTCTGCACGGGCGCCTGGCCCTTCACCTTTACGTCACTCATGCGTCACCTACGTCACCTACGTCATTCATAGTGAAGAGTTTGCACGGTAACGACGACACGCTCAAGGCCAGTGGTGACGCTATGCAGCATTTCAGTTTTCACTCACGCTACGCGGAGAAGGCTAAGCTTAAGCACAACCTCTCGCACAGCCTACCCTGCCGTGGTGAGGGGGTTCACGTAGTCTTGGACACTGTGAAGTGGCCTGAGTCTTGCCTGGGGGCACCACCCCAGTTCAGTTCACCTTGGACTGACCGCGTGAACTCGCCGTGTCACGCATACTTAACTCGTTTAGTTAAAGGTGACTTAAACCATAGCTGTTCAGTTCAGCGTTAACTGCACTGCATAACTCCAGGGAATAAGGCGACACAACGCGTTCAATGCAAGTTGTCTTGAACAACGCGTCATCAAGTACTTAGCTGTGCCCTGTGATTCCTGTGATCTGTGACGGCTTGATACGGGTTTCGGCGGCACAGGCTTCTTTTCTGATTTAAGATATATATTATTACTAGAGGTCTAATAGAAAGCGACTAAAAGGCCCTAAAACACTGGACAGGGTATCACGAATCATACTAATAACAGGGCACGAATTGAGGACAGTATGACTGACAGCGTTGAGGTTTTTGCCGATGAGGTGCATGCATTTGCGCTTGAGTACGTGAAGATGTTCCGCAAAGCGGTGCAGTTGCGGATCTTGAATCGGAGGTATGGAATTAGGGCTAAGAGACTCACGGGACGGACGTTGCGAGTGATGCTTGAGAATGACCCTAGGTATGCTGTTGGTTTTAATGATGAGGGTGTAACGTTGGTAACGCCTAAGACTGTATTCGGTAGACCTGAAACTGTAATTTGATCAGAAGTTCGACGTAGTGGTGAGACCCTCTGTGGTTTTGAGGGGTTAGTCTGTCTCATTCTCGGTTTGAGTCGTTGAGTGTAAATAAGTTCTACATGTTTGGTTTAGTTAACCTAGCGGAATCACTTGCTCCATGGTGTGGCATCGCGTCTGCATTACCTCTCTGTATCGACTCGATGGTGAGTCGCGGATGGAGAGAGACGATGATTAATCCAAATAGAATACATAGAACCACAGCGGTGATTCACGCCTTAGGTAATGTGGAATCAAAGGTACGTGTTCTTAAAACTGGTGCTGTGATTACAGCTTGGACTTCTGACCTGCCCAAAGATTCTAAGGTCGGTGACTTCGTGAACATACAAGCAAATTTTTCAATCACTATGGATGCCTATTGTTGCAACACCGTTCGTCGTTGCAAGCGTGTAACTGGCGTTATCTGTGAGTACCTGGCTGACCTTGCTTATAAGTCAGGACTTCGTTTTGAGTACCGAGAATTCTTGAACGTGTTTGTTGTGAACGGTGTTCAGTATGGACTAAACAATATCACTAAGGCGGTGTCTCGTGGATAGTCTAAATACAATCATTATAATCGTGTTCATAATCGGAGTTATTTACGTCATTGGTATGTACTTGGATAAAGGGGACAAAAAATGAGCCGTCCATGGAGTAGTCCGGAATTCGAATTCGAGCTCTCGGACGGTACCCCAATTAAGGTCGGCTTCGAGACGCTGTCGAGCGGCTCATATGACGAACCAATGCTTGAGGTCGACGGTGACGTCATGATTCAGACACTGCAGTCTGATGACTGGACTCCCGTTGATGACCTAATCTTGACGCCTGAAGACCGCGCGCGGATCGACTCAAGGGTCGAAGCGACACTTGATCAACTCACGAATGATTATGCATGCGACATCGGACAGTCGATCGCTGAGAGCGCCGCGGATGCGCTGTATGACCGCATGCGGGACGGAGACTGATTGGAGTGCCCCATATGCGGATCAAAGGAACATTCCGGCTTGTATCAATGTCCAGTGGCCAAACAACGACTGGAAGCAGTCGCGGAACCTTGGACCACGCCGGTCCGTTTTGTGGAACTAATGAGGGAGCCCTGTATGCCTAAGGAAACGGGACAATTAGTGATACGAGTCGAACGCATCGAATATTTTGGTCGCATCACGGTACGGCCACTATGCGACACGGCAAAGGGTTTTGCCGCCCTATTGGGTCAAACAACCCTCACGGACCGTGACGTGGAACATATTAAGAGACTTGGATATGAGGTCCGGGTCGAACGCAAGGAGAAGGAATCATGAGGATGTTAATTGTAGCACTGTTGTTTAGTACATCCGCGTCCGCGTGGGCGGATGACTCCCAATATAAATGTCGCGCTGAGACGGACTGCACCGCGGGAGAAACTTGTGAGGCCTATTTTCCGGCACTGTATAGCCCATGGGGAGACCTGCATACAAAGGAGTTCTTAGGTCGGTGCGAAGCACGAGAAGGCACTACGGAGAATCAACAAGTTAGCTCTCCGGAGGAAATTCAGCCCTCGGATGCTGGTCAAATTAAGAATTCAAACGAAATTGAAAATGAAGAGGTTGAACATGGAAACCAAAACTAAGGTTGTGACTAATCTCGAAATACTACTCATCCAACTCCGTGCGCAGCACGCAATCTATGCAAAGTTCCAAGCGAACTCTCCTGCGAGTGAGTATATGAAGGGGATTACGGAAGGAGTGAAGCAGGCTATTGAGCTTGCGGAGGTCATACTTGCGAGCCGGGGAGAGGGCAAGTGAGCACCCTAGTACCCAACATCCTCACGAGCCTTCGTACCTTGCTTACGCTTGGCCTCTTCTTCACGAAGGCGTGCTTCCTCTTCTGCAGCCCGTGCGTCGGCCTTATTCTGCAACCATTCCTGCTGATCAGCAGGATTACGAAACCCAGCCTGGAGGCGGTCCATGAAATGCAGCTTATCTGAATTGCGAAACTTCTTTTCGGCCATGATTCTCCTCGTTGTGCTCAGCGGCTGGGGTTACCTTGAATATCACTATACTATAGATTACGGCCTCATTTATAGAGTGATCAAGGATGAAGTCATGGGCGTGAGGAAGACCTGCCTGGACCTGCCTGAGGAAGAATGGCGCCTCATTCCGAAGTGTAATCCGGTGAGGGACTCTGGAGGTGGGGTTGACTCGACCGAAGTTTAGCCCTGGGGTTGACTTAGAGTTCTAACGGGTGTAACACCCTAAATTCCAAACTAAAACTAAGGAGCAATCATGGGTGGCACGTGGGCCAGTATTGAGGAATTGCAGCACATTAAAGTCCTGCATAAGAAGGGGATGAATTACACAGCGATAGGGAAGAAACTAAATCGTAGCGGGACCTTTGTCGCAAATAAATTACGCGGCATGGAAGCAGGAACTATTCATCTTCCTGAGGTCACGACGGCAGTTGCACCGACGCAACCCCAGACAATAACGACAACAGTCCAAACTGACGACACCAGGACCATCAGCGCAATTCGCGCACTCATGCGCATCGAGACTATGCCAGATACGGAGAAGCTCACTATCATTGGGGCTTTGGTGAAGTAATGGGCGGAGTGAAGGACTCAACTCTATGGAGTGAGGGCTGCGAGCTAGACGAACTCGACGCACATCTCACCCCGGAGGAACTCAGTGAGACTGAGACCCTCATGCTTGAGCGCCAGACGATTGCGGCGGAGCTACGGGACCTCGCAGAGCGCATGAAGCGCACCCTGGATAGGGTGAAGTACTATGGGGAGAACGTAGATGCGGATGAGTTTGAGTTTCTGCATCGTGAGGTGCTGCGCATTCAGGGGAACCTTGGTTGACCCCGCAGTATCAGGTGTTACACTTACAGCATGAAAAAACTAACAGACCGGTCAAATGATGAATTAGCATTCGATTCTAGCCTGCAGACGAAGGCCAGGGTGGAACATCACATCCTGGAGAACACTCCGGAACTCACTCAACTTCGTGAGGTTCTCGCAGACATGGGGAAGGACCTTCAGCGAGTGGGTGCAGCGCCTAAGGAGATGGAGTACATGGGCAGCTTCAGTGTGCATGTCTATGCAAGTCAGGGACTTAAAGGAACGTTCGTCTTTACGGCCCTCACGAACCCGCATAAGTGCTTCTTTAAGCTTGCGGAAGCAGCGGGAAGGAAACTCATGGGAGATATACAACAGCAGTTTACGGGGAAGTTCACGAAGAAACGGAGCGGATTTGCGAATGGCTAAGGAAC